ATGAATGCAAACGTGTATTCATATGTAAATTCCCTATCGTTGCAGAAGCACTCGGATGGACTTGTCCTGATGATGACTGTGGATGCGATGATATTCAACCCTCACTTAGGATAGATTGAGATGCCAACTTATAGTGTGAAAAACAATAGTACAGGGGAAAGGAAAGAATTCCAATGTACTGTTGCCGAGTATATGAAATGGCGAGAGGAAAATCCTGATTGGGATAAGGACTGGCAAGCAGGCGTGGCAGCTGCTGTCAGTGGCGTTGGTGACTATCAAGATAAACTCCCACAGGGTTTTAAAGATCGTCTAAACAACGTTAAAAAACACCACCCTTACGCAAAGTTCGACAGAATTTAACTTATGCCTGTAAAATCCAAGAAGCAACCTACAATGGTCGGTCTGACCGCAAGACAAATGAGAAGGAAACCAATTGGGACAGAACATCTTTTAAATATCAAACCGATAACCCCCACGCAGGAAGAAGTATTTGATGCGTGGCAAAAAGAAAAGAATTTATTCTTATATGGTTGCGCTGGAACAGGAAAATCATTCTTGAGTATCTACCTTGCTCTAAAGGAGGTACTTGACGAAAAGACACAATATGATAAACTGTATATTGTACGTTCTCTAGTTCCGACTAGAGAGATTGGTTTCCTACCTGGAGACCATGAGGACAAGAGCAACCTGTACCAGATTCCGTATAAGAATATGGTGAGGTACATGTTCGAGATGCCTGATGATGCATCGTTTGAAATGTTGTACGCTAATCTCAAGGCACAAGAGACTATCTCTTTCTGGTCTACGAGTTTTATTCGTGGTACAACTATTGATAATGCAATCGTCTTTATTGACGAATCTCAGAACCTTAATTTCCATGAACTTGACTCCATCATCACTCGTCTCGGGGTCAACACTAAGGTGATCTTTGCAGGAGACGCTGCACAAACTGACTTGACCAAGACTTACGAAAAGAATGGAATTCTTGATTTCATGAAGATCATCGATGACATGGATGAGTTCTCCTCCATTGAATTTGGTGTTCAAGACATCGTAAGATCTGGTCTAGTCAAATCTTATTTGATTAGCAAGATGAACCTTGGAATTTAAGCACCTAAACATCCACAGCTTTAAAGATCTAGTTGCAACAACAACTGAAAAGGGTAGGACGTATTCTGTAGAAGGTATGTCCTACCCTTCTGTTACAACGGTGATTGGTCACTCCAAGAAGAAATCTATCATGGAGTGGCGTAGAAGAGTTGGTGAAGACGAAGCGAACAAGATCTCCAAGAGAGCATCTACTCGCGGTAATAAAACACACAAACTTGCAGAACTGTATCTCTCTAATAAGGATATCAGTAAGTACAAGGATGATGTGATGTCTATGGGTTTATTTCACCTAATTAAACCCCATATAGATAGTATCAATAATATACACGCACTAGAAGCGCCTTTGTATTCAAAGACGCTGAAACTCGCAGGACGTGTAGATTGCATTGCTGAGTATAACGGCGAACTTGCAATTATAGATTTCAAAACATCCACTAAGAACAAGCGTGAAGAGTGGATTCAAGATTATTTTGCACAAGAGTGTGCCTATGCTATAATGTTTCAAGAGTTGACTGGTCTCAAGGTCAAGAAACTCGTAACCATTATTGCCTGTGAGACTGGTGAAGCACAAGTATTTGAAATTTATGACAAGTTTAAGTATGCTCGCAAACTTAAAGAGTACATCGACGCATACCGAGAAGCACATGGCGAATGGTAAGATTGATGATGTCTTTGAGGAGAAGTTCATGACTGCTTCTAAATTCTCTATTGAGATCGAAAAGATCGTCAGAGATTCTGACCTTAATTACATTGAAGCAATCGTTCAGTTCTGTGAAGACAAGAACATTGAACTAGATGGTATCAATAAGTTAATTTCTAAACCACTCAAGGAGAAATTAAAGTATGATGCTCAGAGGTTGAACTTCATGAAACGAACCTCACGGGGGTATCTGGCGTTGTGACTGGATTTGAAGTCTACAAAATGTATCTTGCTTTGAAACTTCACTTCACATCCAAATCATACGATTACTTCCAATACCGTGGTGCCGTCAAGGCATCACAGACATCATTTGACAATCGCAAAGACAAATATTTCTTTGTGAAATTATCCCGAAAGTTCAAAGAACATGAACTTAGGGATTTCTTTGTCTCGAATCTGATTGTCGATGGTGGTCAATGGGTTGGGCAAATCACACGGGAAGGTGGTCAGCACTACGCTGCCTACGTGAAGAGAACAGAATCTCTATCCTATATGTTCCGTGAAGACGTTGCCACTCTACATGAGATGGAAGAGGACTTCGATGACCTGTTCCGTGTCAAGAGTGTCCATCCACCCTTGCTAAAAGCGTACCTTGGTGGTAGAATTACGCTTGAAACACTCACCATCTTCCATAAACTCCTGGGTTTCGCAGGACACTTTGATAAGATTATCAAGGAAGAGGTAGTGTGGAAACCACTACAAAATAAAGTAGTGAAGTACGCACCGTTTATAAACATTGACGGTGTTAAATACAGGAGTATAATAAAGCGGGAATTCGCATGAGTAGTTTTTTCAAATCTGAACAGGTACAAAAGTCCCTCACTCGTATGCAGGAACTTTATGTTGAGATCAACAGGATGGGAGTAATTCTTTCACCTGAGGAGAAGAAAGTTCAACTTGAGAAAATGCTTGAACTCATTGAAGTACAACAAAGTATGTTCATGCGTATTTCGTTGTCCGATGACCCGACTGCCAAGGAACTCCTGGGGCAGGTTAGACAATCTGCTTCGTTACTGGGCATGAACCCAGCGGACGTAAACCCCTCGTTCTATGGTAAACTTAAGGATCAAGTTCAATCTATGATCCAAGAGCTTGAGTGAACACACAAACTAGTACACCAAAATACGGAGAAACACATGTCATTTGCATCCCTCAAAAAGTCCAACTTCGGTGACCTGCTTGCAAAAGCAGAGAACCTGAACAAAACTGAAACCAAAGGCGGCGCAGACGAGCGTCTTTGGAAACCTGAGGTAGATAAGGCAGGTAACGGTTATGCGGTCATCCGCTTCCTCCCTGCACCCGACGGCGAAGACCTGCCGTGGGCACAAGTCTGGAGTCATGCCTTCCAAGGTCCTGGTGGTTGGTATATCGAGAACTCCCTTACGACTTTGGGTAAGAAAGATCCTGTTTCCGACCTCAACAGGGAATTGTGGAACTCTGGCATCGATGCCGACAAAGAGACTGCACGTAAGCAGAAGCGTAAGCTGAACTACTACAGCAACATCTATGTCGTCAAAGATTCTGCCAACCCACAGAACGAAGGTAAAGTCTTCCTGTACCGCTACGGTAAGAAGATCTTTGATAAGATCATGGAAGCAATGCAACCTGCATTTGAAGATGAGCAACCTGTGAACCCTTTCGATCTTTGGAAGGGTGCTGACTTCAAACTGAAGATCACTAAGGTTGCAGGTTACTGGAACTACGACAAGTCTGAATTCGATCGTACCAGCACCCTGGGCGGTTTTGATGATGACGATCTGGAGAAGATCTGGAAGAAAGAGTACAGTCTGACTGCATATACTGCTGATGACCAGTTCAAGACCTATGAAGAACTGAAGTCTCGTCTGGACAGTGTTCTTACCAGCACTCGTCGTTCTGTTGTTGACGAATCCCTTGAGGATGAGTCTGAAGGACGTGGTTCTTTCACTCCTAGTTTCCAGTCTAAGGCACCTGAAGCAGACTTCAATGCATCAGATATCACGCCTCAGTCCTCTTCTACAGATGAAGATGACGCGCTGTCTTACTTCGCCAAACTGGCACAGGAGGACTGATGACTGAACCGATTACTGTTGAAGATTATAAACTCGTCTCTGACGAGTTCTTTCAGAAGTACAACTACGCTACAGAGCGTATGGGTCCTGGTCCTCATAAAGCAGAGGACGTTCTGAAAGTTATGGAAGCACTTAGTGCTGCAGTGCTGAAGGAGCGAGTAAAAGACAAACTCGGTCCCTTCGGATTCAACAAGAAAGGAGACAAATAATGAACCTGTTTGCCCAAGCCCAACTCGATCTCATGGAAGCATGGAATATGAGTTGGGAAGAGGGCATCCAGTTCATCATTGTTCTGGTTGCTCTATATTATGTAAAGAAGAGGATGGATCTGCACTTTGCTAAGAAGCAAGCAAAGACTACAATCTACAAGGTAAAAATTGTAGAAGAGTGATTACATCGTAATTTCGTCTCTAGAAATGCCGACAACCGATCCACTACCTCTAGTAGTAACTTTATAATACGCTTTAACAAATTGTTCGATAAGTTCAGGTCTAATGATCTGAACTTTTTCTTTTTCTGCGTTTAATTCTGCTTCGTATGTGTAGTAAGACACAGAAGTCACAGGAGATGCTGTAACAGTTGATGTTCCATCAAAATAACTGACAGAGTATGTTGAAGGAACTACTTTACCTGCAGGTACAATGATGTTACCGCTA